CGGGCGTAACCTTCGATGTCTTTCCAGTGGTCAGGGTAATTTGGATTACCACACACAATACGAGCAACTTTTAACGCAATCATTTGTAAGGCTTCTTTCTTATCATCGGTTAAATTGCCCCAATACGGCGCGCAATCCATATGAAATTTTAACGATTGAGCGACTGAGGCAACGTCACTAAAATCCCCATGCGTCGCCTCTCGCTCGTTTAATGTTAAATCTATATCGTTGTTCATTTCATTGTCCTTTTTTGTTGGATGCATGGGTTGCCGTTTTTCATGTCAGAGCGAACGCACCAAAAATCTCCATACGAATCGCCTGTTATAAAATCGCGCGTTCTGACTTTGAAGCCAAGGCGCTCCCAATACATACGGATGTTGTTAGAATATCGGCCAGGGCCTTCGTGGGCTAAGGATTCAGTCATTGTTCATCCCCTGTTCTGCTTTTACGTTCCCAACTCTGCGCCATTCACCAACGGCCTTTTCCTTAGATAATCGTGCGAACTCATTGATATCTAAGCGAACAAGAACATGCTCATATGCTTTTTCACACCTTTTTACGTCTTCATAACTAAGCGTCGCCGTTATAGGAATTCCACTGGTGGAGAATAGTGAAATTATTATAATACATTTAATCATATCTCCATCTCCTTCTGTGCTTGTTCGATCATGGTTTCCCACCATTCGATATGGCACCTATCTACATCGCCCTCTTCAGCAAATCCGTTAAAACCTTCAATCGCTCCTGAATTGGTTAGCATCCCCTCAGTCGGCTCGGTCGGGACGATGGCGTATCCAAGAGCTTCGATGGATAATAGCGCCAAGCCCCATGCTCGATCACCCGCGCCCTGACTTGGCGAGGTTTGTAGTTCCGCATTATACGCATAACGCATTGTAGCTATAATCTTATCTCGCTTGGTCATTATTACCTCCATAATGATTTTATTAGTACACAATTAGAATATCCAATCATTGCAGATAATGCCGCACCCCCATGTTGGACAATTGGGATAGACTGGTTAGGCATGAGTCGTGAATTATAAACATGGCGCTCAATCGCGTCATACGCTTCCTTGCCGTACATGTATGTCATTTTATTGCCCTCGGCTTTGTTGGAAGGTTAGACAATAATTCGCTAAGACCCTGCGCGTCAAAAGATTCTTCGGCCTTTTCTTTAGCTAATCGTGCGAACTCATTGCCAACCGCCTCACGAGCATTTTGTGCAAGCGTTTTTACCGCCCCGCAATAAGCAATAGGCTTCCACGTCGATTGCCCTGCATTTTTTCCTGTTTTTGCGACGGTTAATCTCTCAATGGTATATTGTTGCGCATCGTAGTCGTTGACCCGCAAAGTAGCTGTAAGTTTAATTGGTTCCATTATTTTATTGCCCTTTCTATTGCGTCTTTGAGAAGCAAACGGCGTCTGCCCCATAATTCTAAATTTTCGTAAAGCTCAGCCCATGTTGGGAAAAACTTATTTGACCTGCGTATTGTTTTAAGAACGTACTCAACAACGTCCGCCGGGTATTCTTCTAAATCCTCAACGTATATTGCTATGATAGCAGCTTTGTCGAAATCATCCATATTTTTCATCGGCATCGTTAAAATCATTTTCTGCACCAGCCGCGCTATTTCTCTTTGAGGCATAGGTCTACAAGAGTCCATCGCATTCGAATAGTGCGTGATGTCAACGCTGGAGACTTCGAACCCTATGACATCGTGAGTGTCACTCCCAGCCCATTCGGGTTGCAACTTCATCCCCAATTTCAAAAATGCTTCGAGGCTTTTTGTCGTCTCTGCCGGGTTTGTCATGGATGATCTGCCCGTGGTCGTCGTCGTAACATCCTTGGTTGAGCCATGTCGATGGGTGCTTAATAAATTTTGTGGAAGTTCCTGCATCGCTTATTTCCTGATTATAGGCTTCGACGCCCTGATTTAATTGGTCGATAGTTACACCATCTTTGATTGCCTTAGCGAACGCCTTCTCTGCAGCCTTCTTTCCAATCTTTCTAGGATACTGAGAATACCAGTCATTGAAATTATCGGGCTGAAAAATAACTGTTATATTATTACCTTCTTCCTTTTTTACCTTCTTACCTTCTTTAGACGTGGTTACTTGTTGGTTATCTGTTGGTTGTTTGTTGGTTACTTGTTGGTTATCTTGTTGGTTATCGTCTTGGTATTTTTCCCAGCAAAGTATTGATATTATTGAGAATTTATTAGTTGAGTTGATGGTTATTTCGTTGGTTGATAAAAGCTTGTCCAAAGCAGTACGCACTTGCTGTTCTGACATACCAAGCTGTGCAGACAACGCCGTTCGCCCTGCGACAACAGACCCGGCAGGCACTTCTTGACCCTTGAATCTTGATGGTTTGTAATTAGCTTTAACCAAAAGATGCAGGAATAGGCGCATAACGTTTGCGTCAGTATACCATTCCCAATCTTCTATGGTTCTGTGAAGTTTTAGCCACCCGGCCATTTATCTCTCCTATCGTTACTCTCCAAAAAAGGCGGCGGGCCGGAGAGCGAAACCAGCACAGAGATCAAGCTGTGCTTTTTTTCACCGCGAAGTAATTATACATCTAAAGGGCGCTTTCGCAACTCTTCTCTCAAATGGGAAATAAACCTATCCATGCATAATCTATGATGCGTTGATTGATGACGCAGCATAAGCGCGCGCCTATAGCTGTTAATAGCTGTTGAGTGGTCCGTTCGGCTTAGCGCCTTAGAAATGTTGCTCCACGTTGCCGACGTGAGCAGGCGTGAGGCCCAGACGATGACATGGCGTACTTGTGCTATATGCTTCGCCCTGGTGTCTGATTGAATGTCCCGGACCCCTATCTCGCACTCTTCTGATATGTAGTTTATGATAAAATTGATTTCTGCGTATAATTTTCTCTGTTTTCGCTTATTCATGATACCCCCACTGGTCTGCCATTGCGTTAGCAATACCTTGATAGGTCGTTGATCGGATTTTCCATCGGTCGGGCGAAGGTGCTAGATAGAACATTCGCTCTCGCACGCTCTTAGGTAGCAGCATCATTTCTGTATAAACGTTATTTGTAGGGGTTAATGGTGGTAAATTATATAAGAAAAGGCCTGTTTTTTTCTGCTCTAAATGCCCAAACTCGTAAGGTTGAACATAATTAGCTTTAGGCATATCTGTCATGCGAGTTAGAACCCCTACCGGGTTCTCGAAACAGACTTTCGGTGAAATAGACGTGCAGGTAAACCATAAATTATAAACCCAGTCTGCCGCTTTAACCCTTTCACTATATCGCGGCTGACCTTCGCCATAATGCTTATTACCGGCCACGGTCAACGCTGTGCATGGTGGATGTGCTATTATTAAGTCCCAACTTTCAGTCAACATATCATAGATATCACCCTTAAAGTGTGGCCCCGGCACATCTGTTGGGAGTAAGTCGCAACTGAGAGCGTCATGACCCCGCGCTAAGAATGCATCACGGACAACCCCACTATATTCGCAAGCGATTAAAACTTTCATGTTTCATTCTCCATCTTGAGCATGTCGGTCATGGCGTTTTGTAGCGCCTTTGCGTGGCCCGACTTATACCCGTCCGGCGCTTTCTCGTATGCCTTTGATGCTTCTGCATGGGCTAGAATAGCGAGTTTCTTCGACGTTTCTTCCATGTGCGCTTTACTTATTGCCTTAAACAACTGGCGTGGGTTTAGTGTTTCTCTGTTCATTTTCATGTCTCCGTTATTTTGATTCCGTATTGAGCCTCAACAAGCTTTTTCTTGAGCCTGTACATAGGCGTTTTCATGCCTTTCACATCTTCAATCACGCATGTTTCGGCTGTAAAGTATTTAAAGTCTGCTTTGTAAAAACAACAAAATTTACCTTTGATTATAATGTCGAAGCGGGGCTGTAAGGTGAGGCAGGTAATCTCGCCCGCACGTTCGAGAAGCTTTAGCTCTGCATACCTGGCAGCCTCTTTCTTTGAGTCAAAGGTAATGCCGTCAACAACCGTTTTGACCGCGTTGTATTTGCCGCGCTTAAACATTGAAGAAATCGCAGAGTTTTGGCTCTACACCCTTTTTCCTAGCGAACATAATAAGCGGCTCTGCGTACTTCATTGCAATCCCTGTCTTTTTCCATTTCGAGACTTTATCGTCTGAGACATTCAAGGCTGTTGCAATCTCGCGAGTCCCGCCGATTGATTCTAATAACTGTTTATGTAAATGCATGAATTCTCCTTTTCAGTTTTCTTTGTACCGCAAATATATTTGCAGCGCAATGCAAAATAATACTTGTTAGTCAGATAAATTGGTGTATTATATAATCATCAAACAACGGAGGATTTTATGGACAAACCGATTCAAGATAGCTTACGAAAATCCACCCAAGACCATATTGACAGGTTAGAAAGTGAAGCTATCATTATGGCGGACGCGCTTGATTACATAATGCACAACTGGCCTGAGATATTTGAGTACCGCCACGGTGCGCCGCACATCAAACAAACAAAGGGATTAATTAAATGGCACAAGCACAAGTAGAGATTCTAGGTGGGCTTACTGTTTTGGCGAGGGGTCCGATTTGCCCACCAGAACCAGACGTTGGAATTTTTCACCCCTATGTTGTTGATTGGGAACTTTTTTGGACAACAGGGAAGGGCAAGGAACTACCTGAGTCTATGTATCAACGACTCAGTAACGCTGACGAAGAGGCGATTGAACACGCTCTTTTAACGGATGAATTCTAATGAACAAAGCAATTGTAAACGTCCTGCGCCGGTCGGCAAAACTTCGAGGGGCCACGTCAGACGACGTGCAAGATGCTTTAATTCACGCTGAAGCCATATTAAAGTGCGCGCCTCAGATAAGCACCAGTTGTGGCGGCAAAGGCCCGAGCACATCAACATTTGTTGCGCTGGAAAAAGTGCGTAAAGCAATAGAAAAAGGAAACTAGGAAAAATGACACACGTAAAATCAAGTATTTTAGCATCGCTGCATAGTGTTATGGAAAAATGCGGATACGTTCAAAAGAAAGGGAAAAACACGTTCCACGGCTACAAGTACGCGGGCGAAGCTGACTTGTTAGAGGTGCTGCGCCCTGCAATGATTGAAGCGGGGCTTATGTTGATTCCATCGCAAGAAGAAGTGCAGCCAATAGACTCTCATGGTAACACATTAGTTAAAGTTGCTTACACCCTCGCGCATAAAGATGGCGAGGTGTGGCCAGAGAAAATTATCGCTTACGGATGCGGAAATGACAGAAACAAGAACGGTGTCGGCGACAAAGGACTGTACAAGGCGTTAACTGGTGCTAATAAATATCTGCTGTTCAAGTTGTTCCAGATAGAAACAGGCGACGACCCAGAGGCATCAGAAGGGACGCCAGTTATTCATCGAAACATCACGGAGAAACAAGAACAAGAACTGGTGAACTTAATAAATCAAAAAGGCGTCAAATCTTCTGTATTTTTAAAGTATTACAAAATAGAGAATTATGACGAGATGCCGTCCGACAAGTTTGCATCAGCAAAAGCATCTCTTGAAAAGAAGGAGAACGCGTAATGGAGCAAAGAACCCCCGAGTGGTTTGCGGCCAGATTAGGTAAAGTGACAGCATCTAAAGTTTCTGATGTTGTTGCTAGAACTAAGTCAGGCTATGGAGCCAGTCGCGCAACGTATATGAGCCAGCTTCTTGTTGAGCGCCTAACAAATACGCCAACTGAATTCTATTCCAATGCCGCCATGCAATGGGGAACTGATACCGAGCCGCAAGCGCGAGCTGCCTACGAATTTAAAACAGGCAACGCTGTTATTGAAGAAGGATTCATTCTGCACCCTAACATCGAAATGTCAGGGGCATCCCCTGACGGCATGGTATGCGATGAGGGTATGCTGGAGATTAAATGCCCCAACACAGCAACGCACATTGCAACGTTGCTCGCAGAAAAAGCACCGTCGAAATATATGAACCAAATGCAATGGCAGATGGCTTGTGCTGGGCGTCAATGGTGCGACTTCGTGTCATTCGACCCTAGACTACCAGAGAACAATGATTTCTTTTGTGTCCGCGTTGACCGTGACGACGAGCGCATTGAAGAACTTGAATCCGAGGTTGTTAAATTCCTTGGAGAACTTGACGAAATGGTTTTAAAACTGAAAGAAAGATTAAAAAAATGATGCATCTAATGGTGGCCGGGAATGTCGGTCGAGATAGCGAAATAAGAACGACTCAATCCGGTAAGAGCAACGCGAGCTGGTCTGTCGCTTGCGACACTGGATTCGGAGACAAGAAAAAGACGACATGGGTCCGGTGCACAATGTGGGGAGAACGTGGAGAAAAACTTTCTGCATGGATTAAAAAAGGAACTAAGATTGTTGTTACAGGTGAACCAACTATCAACGAATATGTTGCGAAAGACGGGACGACGAAAACGTCATTAGAGCTGCGTGTTTCAGAAGTTAAACTAATGGGCGGTTCTGAGCATAATGATAGTGGTGAAGAAACGGCCATAGCCAGCAATACGGACTTAGATATACCTTTTTAACATATCGGGAATGGTATAAGCTCACAGAATTGGCATGGTGAGCGTACGGAAACAATCGCTGAGGTTTTCCCGACCTTTTGACACCTAAACCGCCCGCGCCGGGACGGGACAATATCCCGGCAACTTTTCAAAATAGGATATTCATAAATGAGTAAATATATAAAAATCAAAATAGACGTAGACTCTGGCGAGGCGTCAGCAGAAGTCACAGAGGCTTTTGAAATGGAATCAGGAATTTGGCAATTAGATATTTTAAAAGATATTATCTCTGACTTAAGCGCCATTTATGATGCTACCCACGAAGACGTGTTCAGCCCTAAAAATGATACCCAAGAAACTCAAGCATAAGCGCATCAAGCGCAAAGACCGCAATA